TTGAAAACGAGATTGATCTGGTGATAATGAAGAACAGACAGCTTGAAAGTGAATTAGCAGAGTGGGAAAAGGAACTGTAAATCATAAAGGCCGCTTTCTGAGAGCAGAGGGCGGTCTGAAATTGTAAGAAAGAGAGGTAGAATAAATGGAAGATATTACAAACAAGCAGCTTGCAAAGGTAAGAAAGGACCTGGATGAAACAATAGGAGTTTTGGTAGCCAGTATGACTATGAATAGCAAACTGGAAGATATTGAAAAGGTTGCAAACTATTTGAGTAGTGGTGATGTAGACTTTAAGGATATAGTTAGATTCACAAAGGCCGTCACTGAGTTCCATAATAAGTTAAGACCTATTTTGAAAAAGATTGATTAGAGAGGTAGAAAAGTGAATGATGTTTTAAGAATAAGCTATGAACATTCAGAGACAGATAGACCTATACTCCTGGTATTCAAGGATGTAGGACAAACAACTTATGTTGTTGGAGAGTTCTATGATGATGAAGCAGACAAGGTGTATAAGCAGCTTACAGAGCAAGGCAATCCATTCATAGAGAAAGAGAGGTAGAAAATGTTACTCAAAATCTTATATGCAGATTATACAACGCAAGAGTTTGATCTGGACGAGTATATGTTTAAGGGTGGAACGCACTGTTTAACTATTACAAAAAAAATAGGGTGGGAAAATTATGATATAGAAACCTGCCCTACAGAGGTAATACCATACACTAATATTTATAAGTGGTGGACTACTAAAAAATAGAGAGGAGATTATTTTTTATGGCTATAAGTAACACGCAAAAAGATTCTAAAAATGCGGTTTCTGATGATAAGCTGCAAGAGATAGCAGAAACCAAGAAGAAGCAGAGGAATAGCTTCTCAATCGAAAAACAGTGTACCGCTAGAAAGAGTGAGGTTTCAGAGATTGTTAGGAACTCCGTTTCATGGTTCGGTAGACCGATAGTAAAGACGGATGAAGAATGTGCAGAGAGATTGAATGACTTCTTTCAGCAGATGTGTGAAACTGGTGAGATTCCTACAGTAGAGAAAATGGCACTTGCTCTAGGAACTACACGCAAGACACTATGGGAGTGGCAGAACGGATTGAAAGGTACAGAACGTGCTAACATGATACTACAAGCAAAGGAAATGTTAGCTAGTATTGACGCAGAGTTGGTTCAGAGAAACAAGATACCTGCCGTTCCATATATCTTTAGAGCAAAGAACTACTATGGCCTTTCTGATACTACAGAGATACAAGTTACCACACAGACAGACTTGCTAGGTGATACTGGAAACAGAGAGGAAATAGCAGCGAAGTACAGTGAAGCCGTGGCGGACCTGCCTACAGATATTATTGATGTTGATTCAAATTGATGTTATAATATTAAAGTCATAATCCACATGACAAACATTTTCATTTTGCGAAAGAAAGAACCCCTAGACTAATAATCTAGGGGCTTTCTTTTTATTTGAAAAGGTGGTGTAATATGGACTTTCTTTTTGGCTTGTATGCTGTCTGCCAGTGTTCCCTCAGTGCTTGTATCTTGTCACTGTCTGTTAGGTTTATATCTACTTGTACGGACTTCATAAATCTAGGGCTTTTATATATTCCCTTTCCGTATCGTGGAAGTAGTTCTGCTCCAGTTTCGCCAATGATCTGACGGCTTTCTATTGGGTCTGATGTTCTTAGTGCTAGTCTACCATTGAAGTTTAACACCAGGTCCGCAGAGAGAACCTTTCTTGATGGTGCTTGCGTACAGAGGATAACAACTACATGGGCTGCACGTCCTAGTCTGCCTAGTTTGATTATCATTTCTTTCGCTTTCTTGCTTTCTGTAACTAAGTCTGCACATTCATCAATGATTATGTAGTGGTAGCCGTATGGACTTTCTTTCAAGTTCTGATGTTCCATGTCATTATAGATAGCGTTCATCAGCTTTATAGCTTGCTCTAGTACGCTTTCAGCTTCTTCTTTTGTGGTTGCGTATTTCTGACAATGTGGAAAGGTTTTCCAATCCATTACAGATACACGTTTCAAGTCGATTACATCAAAGTTTCTAAAGCCTGGTTCACACTGGCAAAGGTTGTAAAGGAATGTATCTAGCATGGTTGATTTACCACTTCCAGTAGTACCTGCTATGATTGTGTGATAACCACTGTTTATAATTTCAGTGGCTGTTTTGTCCCATTCATATTCCATTTTATTTATCCCCTTTCTGCAACTCGTAGTATTCTCCATTGATGATAACCATAATAGTTCCCCCCGTAGCTTTCTAACGCTTGCTCTAGTTCCTTTATAGTCATATAATACCACCTTTCTTTTACTCTTTAATAGTTCAAGAAGTGGGGCAACATGTACCCCAGGTCTTGACTTATTAAATTGTTTCAATGAATTTATAAAAGCTTGCGTTTCTCATAGTGGAAACAAAGCAACTATAATTATGTTGATTAAATGGCTCTTTGTCGTTCTGCATTATCCATCCGTAAGACTTTTTTATAAAGTGAACTAAATCACCTTTGTTGTGTGCGTTGCTGTCTACAAGTGCTATTGCCTTGATGTAAATTGTGTTTCTGTGAATTGTGTTGTTTTTCATACCTTTACCACCTTTCTAAACTGTTAATAGTTCATACAATCCCTCATTTCTGAGGGAGAGTATCAGCTATTAAGAGTTGAATACTAAAAAGTGAATATCCTCACAATAGAGTGTTGTATTGTATTCTGTGCCAATGAGAGGACAGCCAAACGTGTGATAGTTTCCGTTCTTGTCTTTGTGGCAATAATCTCCGACGCGTTCTTCCATATCAGCTTTTAGAACTATTGGGAGTCTTTTGCCGTGTCTTGTTAGCTGTCTATAGATTAACTTCGAGATTGTTTCTTCTGCTTGTTGTTCTGAATATCTATTGCGTTCTGTTTCTGTTTGCTCTAGCCAATCCCCGAGCATTTTAATTGCACTCACATTGTAGTAATACTCACAACCTAAAATACTAGGTAAACCGCCAGCCCATTCGATAAATAAATCTTGTTCGCTGATTCTGCCAGCCTTAAATCGTGAGTCAAGGTGTTCTTTTTCTGATATAAAAGCGTTGAACACTATAGTACAAATTGTGTCTGTATCTGTTACGTGTACTCCGTGCCATTCCTCAAAGTCTGAGTCATGGAAACTCTCAATAATGTAATTCAATACTTTTTCGTTAACCTCTTTTGAATTTGTTTTTCGTGCCATAACTTCCACCTTTCCGCCTTTCTAGGCTTTAAACATTTTGATTTTTGCGTTTCTGAGAGTTGGTGAACCAAAAATTTTTATATATTCCAGGTTTTTCGCCCTCAGATTTTGAGTGTTATTCACTCATGGAAACTCACTATATTAAGTGAGTAACCATGAAAGATTAACAAGCTTGTTTCCATGAACCGCTACGAAATTGTGCTATACATTCATCACGAGTTTTTCCAATAATTCTAGTTTGGAATAAGTCCTCAATTAAAACTCTACATGATACATAACTGTCAAGTGTTTCATCACTAGGAAATTCATAGTCTAGAATAAGACTTGCGAACCCTTTACAATCAATACACTCATTTTTACTTTTTAACATAATATAAACCTCACTTTCTTTGCTTGTTATTAGTTCGTGGAAACCCTCAGCAAGTGAGGGCAACCATGGAATAATAACTAGATAAATAGCTTGTAAGTATCGGTTGAATTGATGTGACAAGCACGAACAACATCGCAATTGTTATATTCTTCTTCAATACTGTCCTTGCCATCATACTTTGAAACAACTATGTTATTTTCAATAACTTGTACATTTACATTGTCTCCGTAGTTCTCATTAATAAACCATAGATAATCAATAACTGTTTTTAACTCCATAATGTTTACCCCTATTCCTAAAGCTGAACAATAAGTGCTAAATTGAATAGACATATTAAATATCTATCTACTTAATATTATAGCAGATGGATAGAATAATTCAATAGATATATTAAATTTAATTACTTATTTATATATGTTTTTATTGTGATTGAATAATGATTAAGAATGTATATAGATATTCCTAGAATTGAACTAGATAGAATAATATATAATCAATAGACTAGATAATATATATACTGTATATGACTATATAATATATATGTCTATGTATCTATGTATCTATGTAATAATATATATACTTGAATAAACTGTATTGAATAAACTATATATGATTTATCTATCTATTATATTTTTATATATATTATATTAGTGTGTATGTATTTATATATATAATATTATTCAATAGCTATAGTAGTATGTAGTTGTAATAGATATATAAGTGTATATGTATATTATTATTTAATATCTATGCTATTGTAGTGATGTAATAAATATATATATTATTATCCATTGTTTAATATTATTGTCATAGTAGAGTAGTAATATATTTATATTATTTATATATATCTATGTATTAGTGTAATGTATATATCTATTATTATTTATTAGTTAGTGTGTAGTAGTAATAGATATATATTATTTATAATTCAATAGTTGTAGTAGTATGTAGGAATAATATATATATTATATTTATTATTTAGTATCTGTATTGTAGTAGTAGAGAAATATATTTAAATATATATTGACTCATCATGTTAAATAAAAGACTCAATAATCAATCAAATATCAGCTAGTAAATATCTAGTATCAAGTATCTTTGTGTTGTATCTGCACACAATTAGCACACACACAATAAACAAATAGTTAGTATTAGCTTGTTTACTATGGTTTTTTGGTGGAGAAACGGAGACTACCCCCAAGGGGCTTGATCTGGCACCTGGGCAGCTGCACACCCCACCCCCCAACCACTCCAAGAAAGAAAAAGCACAAAAAGGGGCAAATAAGCCACGGAAGAATTGTAGGCAAGGAAATCTGCACACAAAGAGGTAGAATACGTTCTAGCCCCATTCAGCGAAGCTACAGCCCCATAATTCGAGTTAGTTCAGATTGCAGAAAACAGCTTACCAGTTCCTTGATTAACAAAATTCAATAAAACTATTGCATTTTAAAAATAATATGTGCATATTGATTATAGGCAAAGCAATAGACGTTTCGATTTCTAGTCGTTGGCGTTAACCCTCCTTTCAAAAAGCATAACAGAACTCCAATTGATTACCCATGTATTAGTCACTACTGGCTGATATGTGGGTTTTCAATTTTCGGGCGAAAAATAAAAAAGGGCTTGCTATCAGAATTTAATAGTTGTATTATATTCATAGGGGTTCAAGAAAGTTCATGTTTGTTTGAAAGGAAAAAGATATGAGAGAGCATAAGGCGGTAGCTTATATCAGAGTAAGTACCGAGGGGCAGAGTGAGAAGTTCGGAATGGAAGCACAGAAAGCAGCCATTCTTGATTATGCGAAAGCACATGATCTGGAGATAATCAGATTTTATGAGGAAGTCGGTTCGGGTGCAAAAGAGAGAGAAGTCCTTGAAAGCCTATGTATGGGTTCAGAGGGCAAGAGAGAAGATTTTGACACCTTGATAGTGTTTAAGACAGACCGAGTGGCAAGGGAAACCAAACTGTATTTTTACTACTTGTACCTTTTGGAGAAACAAGGGATAAAGCTAGTGAGTACAGTAGAGGAATTTGACGAGGATAGTGCTATTGCTAATATCTACTTGTCAATCCTACAGTTTGTTGCAGAGCAGGAGAGAAAGAATATCCTCATGCGAACAATGAACGGACGCAAGATAAAGGCCAGTGAGGGCGGTTTTTGTGGCGGTAAAGTACCTTATGGCTACAGAAACAAGAACAAGGAACTGGTTGTTGATGAAACAGAAATGAAATACGTGAAAATGGTGTTTGCTTGCCTTGACAATGGAAAGTCGTTAAGGGCAACCGCAGACTTTGTAGCTGCTAATGGTGGCTTAAATAGACAAGGACAACCTTTTACTATGGCTACTGTCCGTTCAATCAGAGATAACCGCAGATTGTATGAGGGATATTACCAGTACGGAGAGGGAAAAGAGGTAATAGGGAAACAAGAAAGGATAATTTAGGGATATGGAAAGAGAAGATATTGTGGCCTTGATTAAGGCGGTAAAAAAGCAGAGTGGCAAAATGAATAAGGACCTGGCAGCAGATATGGGGGTAGCGGTTACAAGACTATCCACCATGACTTCACAAGGGGATATGTTGTTATCATCATTTATCCGCTTGTTAGAGGTTTCAGGGCAAGAAATGTTGATTCAGCCTAGTTCCAATGGTGTTGTTGTTAAGGTTCAGAAGAAAAACGAGTGCAACGAGTGTGCGTACAAGCAGATAGCAGAGCAAGTTGATTCAGCTAACGTGCACCTTGATGAAAACAAGAAACTGGTAATAGAGGTGTAGCTTATGTTCGATGAAAAATTAAAACAGTGGATTACTCAAAATCAGAAAAACTATGATGAAATGCTTATCCAGGTGATGAACAAACATGGTATTCCTATTACTCGTGAAAATGCAAAAGATTTTATAGGCAAAATAAACATGTGGGAGTATGACGAACCTGCAATATGCGGACATATTGTTGTTATCTTTTACGAGGGTAAGGAAATTGCAAGGCTTAAAAAGTGGTTAGAGTTCAAAGATAGTATTGATTTGCACACAATTACGCAGCACATTGAAGAAATACCAACAGAAGATACAAAGTTGGAGTTGAAAGGTCTTAACGCAGATCAAGTTTTTATTGATGAAAATATTTGAGAACCTAAAGGAAAACTTCGACTTCTCAAACATATAAAGGGATAAAATAGCAAGATGGGAGCTATTACACGTAGAAATGCGTGTAGTGGCTCTTTTTTTTGTTGTTGGAAAGGGAAAATATGACAGATAGACAGATTCTAGGGAATATAAAGCAAGCAATAATCACAAGACCTGATGATTTAGTGGCTTATGATGATTATTTCCAGTTGCAAAGGCTGATTTCTGAAAATGAGGGTGTCCGTGGCACGATTGCAGACAATTTATTCCTCAGAAATGAGTTGCAAAAGCTGATTCAGAGAAAACCTACCACGGATAAGGTGATAGAGGGGCATGAATTACTGAAAAAGACATACCTCTATACCGCAAAAGAGATTTTCGCTGATTATATGATTTACCTGGAGTGGAATAGGCCACCACAAGAGAGATTCTTCCTACCACGTATTCATGTAATGGGGAAAATCGCAAAGCAGATACAAAGACTTGCTGATGATGAACTGGACGAGTTGTTTTTCAGCTTGCCACCACGAGTAGGCAAGACAACCTTGATTATGTTCCTTATGACATGGTTAATAGGGCGAGATTCCGAACGTAGCAACCTTTACAGTGCTTTCTCAGACAAGATTACGGCTAGTTTCTACAATGGTGTTTTAGAGGTAATACAAGACCCACAGACCTATCTATGGCATGAGATATTTCCGCAGCAGCAGATAGTTCAGACAAATGGCAAGGATGAAACCTTGAACATTGACCGAAAAAAGCGTTATCCGTCACTGACCGCACGTTCTTTGTATGGTACTTTGAATGGTTCATGCGATTGTAACGGCTTTATGATTGCTGATGATCTACTAGGTGGTATTGAAGAAGCTATGTCACCTGACCGCTTATTGTCTGCATGGGAAAAGACAGATAACAACCTTATTCCACGTTGCAAGGAACAAGCCAAACTATGTTGGGTAGGTACAAGGTGGGCTGAGAATGACCCTATCGGAAAGAGATTAAACACATTACAGAGTGATTCACGTTTTGCTAACAGACGATTCAGAGTTATCAATACACCTGCTCTTAACGAAAAGGGCGAGAGCAATTTCTATTACGCATACGGAGTAGGCTTTTCAACAGAGTTTTATCAGCAGAGAAAAGCTAGTTTTGAGCAAAATGACGATTCAGCTTCATGGGAAGCACAATACATGGGGCAACCAGTAGAGCGTAGCGGTAGATTGTTCGACCCTAGTGAAATGAAGTTTTGGAATGGTGAGTTACCAACTGAGGGGCTTGTTCGCAAGTTTATGGCTATTGACCCTGCTTTTGGTGGTGGTGATTATGTTGCAGCCCCTATCGCATATCAGTATGAGGACGGAAGTGTGTATATCGTTGATGTTGTGTATTCAAATTGCGACAAAAAGATTACGCAGCCTATGATTGCTGAGAAGATTTGTCGTTGGAATTTGCAAGCTGCACAGTTTGAAGCTAATGCAAGTACATCATCATACGCAGAAAAGGTAGAAGAACTGGTACAAGCAAGAAAGTACAAGTTGAACATCAGTTACAAGGCCGCACCTACAAACGTGGCAAAGCAGGTCCGTATCTTTGATAAAGCACCTGAGATTAAGCAATTCTACTTCCTAGAGGGTAGCAAGCGAACAAACGAGTACGAACAGTTTATGAATAACGTTCATGCTTTCCAGATCAATGGCAATAACAAGCATGATGACGCACCTGATAGTTTGGCACAGCTTGTCGATATGATGATTTCAAGTGGCACAAATGTAAGAGTAATTCACAGAGTTTTCTAAATATTGTTTGTGAAATTATTCAGACCGCAATATTTAGTGATATGTTCAGATTAGAGGTGTAGATTATGTTATTAAATGGCAGACAGCAGATATTTACTACAACTGAAAAAATAAATGAGGATAACATTCTTGCTGAATTGACTTATGCGGTACAAGCACATTTACGCAATCTGTCTGAGGAAGAATATCTCTACTGGTATCGTAGGGGTATTCAGCCAGTATTGGAGAAGAAAAAGCTAGTACGTGAGGAAATCAATAACAAGGTGTTACAGAACCTTGCTACTGAGATTGTTACTTTCAAAGATGGCTATTTCCTTTCGCAGCCTACATTCTATGTATCACGAAAGAATAACAAGTCACTTACTACCAAAGTCAACAAGCTAAATGATTATCTGTATCTCAGTGGTAAAGCAGACGCAGATAACGACATTGTTGATTGGTTTCACACAGTTGGTATCGGTGTTTTGTATGTAGAATCAAGTTCTGATGAAGAAGCACCAGTTAAA